TTGAGAAGTGTATGCGAGGCGATACCTCAGACAATGTATTCTCTGCATATCCGGGAGTACGGGAAAAAGGCACAAAGAATAAGGTTGGTCTCCGTGAGGCCTACGGTGATAGAGACTCAAAAGGCTACTCGTGGAACAATCTCATGTTGCAACGCTGGTCCGACCATAATGGACAAGAACATCGTGTGCTAGATGATTACGAACGCAATCGGCAGCTAATCGATCTTACAGCACAACCCAATGACATTAGACAGATTATGTCTGAGACTATTACTACAGCAACGCAGGCAAATAAAAATGTCAGCCAAGTTGGAATTAGATTAATGAAATTTTGTAATCTTTATGATCTTAAAAAGATTGCTGATCAGGCGCAGGCCTATGCCGAACCGTTAAATGCGAGATACACATTATGACCGAATTACATGCAAAACCAATCATTGAAAATAAATTCTGGATTGTAGAACGAGATGGTGAGAAATTTGCCACTCTAAGAAAGAACGAAGACAATCGCTTTGTTCTTAGCAACGAGCTAGGAATTAAAATCTATGACACTAAAGAAAGTCTAACTCGACAATTTGGTAAAGATTTCTTTGTTGCAAAAATTATTAAAGAAGCAGATAACGCATTGCCAAATGAAGTTCATGGATACTCAACAAGTACTGATCCTCACAATGCCATGTTTGATATTAAACGTAAATTGCCTTTGTTTACAAAAAGTAGCGACTCGAAGAGTTTGTATTGTGCGGGATACTATGTAATTAAATTTGACAAAGGCTGGGTCAAATCATTCTGCCCCAAACTAATTACTTTGCAAAGATATAAGTATCAAGGTCCGTTTAAGACTGAATTTGAAATGCGTCAAATATTATCTAATGTCTCAAAATAATTTGCCCACAAATCTACCTGGTGTAGAAAGACTGCTGGCCAGAGTAGCTGCCGCTGAACGCAGCCAACAAAAAGACATTAGAATATCAATACAAGAAGCCAAAGACTTAACTGCTGAATTAGCAGTACTAACATCTAAGTTAGGGCGTACCGTTCAAGAAATACATGCTATGCTATCGGAAATACGTGAATCCACTACTAAAATCGACGTAAAATTCGACGGGGGCGGCTTCAGTTCTTGATAAATATATACGTGGTTAATTAGGAAACACGTATTGATGAGCAGACCAAAACCCAAAGTTATACTTGAACATGCCAATAAGGACACTTTTAAGATTGAACAGATTCTTGAAAGCGATGCCATCTGGGCTGTGTTTTATAAAGCAGAACCATTCAATCTAAAGAGTGGTAGTCTAGTGGCTAGTTATCCCGGTCCTAAATACAAGAAGGTTTCGTTTAGCAATCCCGGTCATGCACACAATCTTGCAAAAAAACTTAACAAACTTTTCAAAACTCAAGACTTTGCAGTTTATAAACTCAGTCAAGGTGAAAAGATAGAGTAAGCTATGGACCGTAAGGATACCTATACTTCGGTATTCCTCAAAGCTGCGGGACAACCGCATGATGCTGAATACGTTAAAAAATTTCGTGCTGTTTGGTGGTTTAGTACTCGAGGCAAAGATGTCGGTGGATTACGAATGACCGACCAATGTCTAGAGTTTGTAGAAACCAAATCAGAAATCAAAACTTACAAAATAGAACTTCCAAAAGATCTAACAATAGGACCGCAGGTGTTAATTTGGATGGATCAATATCTAGATTCGCCCTTCCATTTACAAAAGAAATATATCAAGGTATTATCTGAAAAATCCGCTTTTGAATTGTATCTGTTTGCTGGCGATGTTAGAAAAATGGGTGCTGCAAAAGCCTTGAATAAAAGATTAAGCCAAGAATCCGTCGACTAAATTATTTTCTTATTAAATATCACTATGTTAAAACTTAATGCACTAGACATTTTAAACCACAGACAACTCGATTCTGTGGCTCCGCATTTTGCAAAAATGAAACTTGCAGAAGGCGATCTGTTTGGGGATGAAGTTAACACTTGGATTCGATCCAAACTTGTAGGAAGATTCTATATAAAGCGCCAGCCTAGTATTTCTCAAGATGGGAAATTAAAGACTGCAACTTATGTAGGATTTGAAGATCATAAAGAACTAACTTATTTTATGTTAGCATGTCCACATATAAGGAGAAACACATGACCGAAGAAGTTAACACACCAGCAGCCGCAACGGCACCAGAGGCAGCAGCCGCTCCAGAGGCAACAGCACCTGATTTAAACATCAATGACCTGGCAGCACTAAGAAGTATTTTAGATGTAGCAAGCAGTAGAGGAGCGTTCAAAGCAGCAGAACTAGAAGCAGTTGGGAAAATTTATAACAAACTTAACTCATTCTTGGAAGCTGTCACTAAAAAGGACCAGTAATGAACTCACTAAAACACGTAGGAAAAATGAAAAAAGCAGGGTCTAGGGTGATTGTAGCCTTTAGAACTTTGCCCGGAGAATCTAATATGGCATTAGTTATTCCAGTATCCAGTCTAACAGATGACTATCATGATAACATTATGAAGTTGGTTGAGACTGACGAGGCACAATCTGCTTTTGAATTAGGCGAAGTGTTGTTTACTAGATCATTTGCTGACGGGCGCCCAATGTTGCAAGCACTACGTGCTGACGGCAAGATGGCAAAGGTACCAACCGACGATGTCATTATGGTTCCGAGTCCTGGTGCAGAAATTGCACTACATCAGTTGAATACACTAATTGCAGAACAAAAGAATTGTGCTGTGGATGATTTGTGTACATTTGTATCCGGAGCTCCTCCTACAAAAACCGATGAGCCAAAAGAACTTGTAGAAGTTAGGGATCTTGCTCCGGCTGAGAAACCAGCACCACTCAAAGCGGCTGCCAACGAAGCGTTATCTGATAAAGATATTGCCAAGAGCTATCGTAGTCAAGCCGATTCAATGTACAAAGAAGCTGCTCGATTACGTAAAGAAGCAGACGATTTAGATCCACCGGTAAAGAAAGCGGCAAAGGCCAAAGAAGCTGAAAGTGCCTAAACCGTTGTTTAAACCGCCAAAGCATCTTGTTCAGGAATGGCCAGAAGTCTTTGAAGATCTTTATATGAATACCATGCCGGTTCACTACCTAGAATCAATTAGGTTGGAATTTGGCAATGGTAGGATATGGGAAATCAATATCAAAGAACAACTAGCAAACAGCCATAGCGATATTGTTGCTAACAAATTGGTGGAAACTTTTGCAGAATATAAAGAAGATATAAAAAAGATCGACTTTAAAATTGACATAGAAAGGTTAAAGAAAGACATACTAAATCAATCTAACGATTTTTTCAAGTAAGAAATATGAGTGATCATACTAAGTTTCAAAAAATTATACCAATTTTAAATGATGTTAGTCCTAGTTTTTGTCTAGCTAAATGGTATCAGTTGACACTATATCTTCAAAATGGATTTAATCATAGCTGTCACCATCCGTCACCACATAAAATTCCATTAGACGAATTAGAGCAAAATTACAAAGCTCTACACAACACTAAATTTAAAAAAGAACAAATGCAAAAGATGCTAGACGGTGAACGTCCTAGCGAGTGCAGTTATTGTTGGACTGCAGAGGATAATGGGAATGTTAGTGATAGAAGTTATAAAAGTGCTACATCTTGGGCATACCCGTATATAGACGAAGTTATTAAAAATAAGACTGCTGATATCGAACCTCGATATGTTGAAATTAGCTTTAGTAATGTATGTAATTTTAAATGTGCATACTGTTCTCCAGATTTAAGTAGTCAGTGGCATGAAGAAATCTCAAAGCACGGTGCATATCCAACCAGCCGAAATTACAACGGTTTTGATTGGTTTAAGCAAGTGGGTAAAATGCCTATCAAACATAGTGACCCAAATCCCTATGTAGATGCTTTTTGGGCATGGTGGCCCGAATTATATAAAAATTTACATACATTAAGGTTAACAGGTGGTGAACCTTTATTAAGCAAAGACGTATGGCGTATGTTAGATGCTATCGAAGCAGATCCAAAACAAGATCTCGTACTTGCTATTAATACCAATCTAGGCGTCAGCAGAGATATTATCGATCGAATGATTACTAAAATCAATAATATTAGTAAAAATATTCAAGAGGTACAAATTTTTACCAGTGGTGAAGCCATGGGGAAAGCTGGAGAGTATATACGATACGGTCTTGATTATCAAGAGTGGTGTCAGAACCTAGAATATGTTTTAGACAATACCAATTGCATTGTAGCTGTAATGACCACTGTTAATCTCACTAGCATAACTACCTATTGTGATTTTGTAAGATACCTGTTGGATTTACGAGGTCGATATAATAAAACTGTTACATTTAATAAAGTACAGTTTATGACTAATACTCTTCGATATCCGGAGTTTCTTTCATTAACTTTACTAGATAAAGAAACTAAAATAAATTTTGCACAAGAAGTCGAAACTCTAATTGCAGAACGAGGAAAGTTTGACGGGTTAGCCACATTATCGGTTAGTGAAGTTGATCAATTACGTCGAATGATCAACTACATGAATGAAATTACTCCTAACGAAAAAACATTACGTAAAGATTTTGTTGCGTTTATTAACGAGTACGATCAGAGGCGCAATACAGATTTTAATCAAGTATTTCCAGAACTTACAGAATTTTATAAAATATGTCAACAACTGTAAAACGTACAATAGAAATTATTAACGAAATTAGCCCTAGCTTCTGTGCAGCTAAATGGTATAACGCTACAATATGGTTAGGCAATGGCAGGACTGCAAGTTGCCACTTGCCCCCTGCACACACAATCCCTTTAAAAGAAATAGCCGTTGATCCTAGTGCATTACACAATACTGAGTTTAAAAAACAACGTAGAAAAGAAATGCTTGACGGTGTGCGATGCAAAGAGTGTGCATACTGCTGGACTGTAGAAGATACTGCTTCTCCAGATATACACAGCGACCGCATTTATAAGACTAAAATTTATAAAGAAAATGAAATATTACAATTGGCTAATATTGATCCTACAGAAAATATTGATCCGAAAACATTAGAAATTAGTTTTGATAATTTGTGTAATCTAAGTTGTACCTACTGTAATTCAGAGTTTAGTACAACGTGGTCTAGTGATATCAAACTCAACGGACCGTATACTAAATTAAAAACATCAGGTGGTGGAGCATTTCAAAATGCGGGCGAACACGCATTACCTTACGGTATCAAAAATGAAAATAACCCCTACATAGAAGCATTCTTTAAATGGTTTCATGCCGGGCTTAAAGATAATTTGCAGGAATTAAGAATAACCGGCGGTGAACCTACTCGTAGTCCATGGTTTTGGAAACTGTTAGATGAATGCAAAGATACAAAATTTGACTTTGCAGTTAACAGTAATCTTATCATGGATCAAGTAAAATTAAATCAGCTAATTAATGCCAGTAAACAGTTTAAAAGATTTGATTTGTACACCAGCGGAGAAGGGTACGGAGCACATGGCGAGTTTATTCGTTGGGGGTTGGATTATTCTCTATGGCGCAATAATTTAATTCAGTTTGCTAAAGAAGGTCAATATAACCTGATAAATGTCATGATGACTATCAGCGCACTGAGTATCTGGACTGTGACAGAGTTCATGACAGATATGTTAGAATTACGTAAACAATTTGGCGGGCATCAATTTTTTATGGGTCTCAATTTGGTGAGATTTCCTAGCTTTCAAAACTTAAATGTATTACCTCAACATTTAAAACAAGCACAAGCAGATAAAATTGAAATTTGGCTAAGTACTGCTGTTGGGTTGCATCCTGCTGAAACTAATCAAATAGAAAGAATAGTCGAGTATCTTCGAACTGTTGAACGAAGTCAAGAAGACACTGACAGCCAAGAAGATAAAGCAAAAGACTTAAAAAGTTTTACACAACAATATGCTGATAGAAAAAATATTGCATTATCTAGTGTATTCCCAACAGAATTTATAGAATGGTTTAACACAATATGAGTAAAGATAATTTTTGCATAGTACCGTGGATACATCTTAATACAGAACCTAATGGACGGGTTAAAACTTGTTGTGCGTATCAAGGCGATGCAGCTGGCGACTTAAAAGATAATACATTAGAAGAAATATGGAATAATGAGCATACCAAGTCTATGCGCACAAGTTTTTTACAAAATAAAATACCCGACGGGTGTTTGACTTGTACTAAAAAAGAAGATAGTGGTGGCGTCAGCGTTCGTATGGCGCTCAATACTCGATTCGAACATCACATCGAAACAGCTAAAAACAATACGTTGCCAGACGGAACTTATGAAACATTTAAACTGCCTTATTGGGATTTCAGATTCAGCAATATCTGTAATTTCAAATGTCGTATGTGTGGGCACGGATGTAGTAGTGCGTGGTGGGACGATTTTACACCAGAAGCAAAGAAAACTAAACCAAAATTTTTAGACAGTTCGTACTATGGTACAGACCTGATGAAGTATGTTGACGAATTTATTGATGACGTTGAAGAAATATACTTTGCTGGAGGCGAACCTTTATTGATGGCAGAACATTATCAAATCTTAGACAGGTTAATTGCTAAAGAAAAATACGATGTATTTTTGCGATATAATACCAACATGAGTACTCTCAAATATAAAAACTATGATCTAATCGACATATGGAAAAGATTTAAAGATGTTAGGATATTTGCTAGTATTGACGGTGTTGATGAAAATGCTGAATACAGCAGATCAGGGACAGATTGGCCGAGGGTTGAAGAAAATTTAAAACGTCTAGTAGAGTCTAAAATTGGATATGTTGTATCTGCCACTATAAATATTTTTAGTGTATTTAATTTTACTCATCTAGTAGATCGAATGATAAACTTAAATATGTCCACTAGAAAATTGCTAGTAAGTCATCTTCACTGGCCCAAATACTATGCAACTTCGATATTGACCGATGAGCTAAAAGATAAAGTAAGACTGCAACTAGATGAGCATTTAGAAAAAATAACTCCATTGGTGACTGAAGAAGAAAGTCGTTGGCTCGCTAATCTATATAAAGAAATTAAATTTTATCTAAACTCAACTGCATCACCAAAAGAAATTATCGATCTACAACAGCAATTTAAACGTAATACTAACAGGTTGGATACTATTAGAAATGAAGATATAAGAATTGCCGTTCCTGAAATAGCCGAATGGTTTGATACACTATGAGTGATAAATTTATTTGTGATTTTCCGTGGATACACCTAAGTGTATTTCCGCAAGGTAATTGTACAATCTGTTGTGTGGCCAATCATTTAGATAAAGATAACGGACACAGTTGGAATAGGATTAGTGAAAATGAAACTAAAACTATAACAGTTATGAATAGCAATATACCAGAAATTGTTAACTGCGACAATTATAAAAATATTAGATTAGATATGTTGGCGGGCAAAGTTCCTCCCGCTTGCGAAGGATGCCATCAAATAGAACAAGCAGGTGGGCAGAGTAAACGTCAGAAAGAAACTAATCGTAATTTAGATCACGAAGCTCTAACTGCTGCTGACGGCTCGATCAAAACAGATTTGCGTCATATTGAGCTACGTCTAGGAAACTTTTGTAATTTAAAATGTCGTAGCTGTAATGCTGACTCAAGTACTAGTTGGATTCAAGACTATTATAAATTAAAAGATACAGTTAAATTAGCAAGTGGATACGATTGGATTAAAAAGAATCCAGATTTTAGTTTTGACTGGGTCGATGACGAATCGTTTTATACCCGACTAACAGAATTTGCTCCTAACCTAGAACAAATACATATCAGCGGTGGAGAGCCGTTTCTTGTACCAACACATTTTAAATTATTAGAAAAACTAGTGCAAGAAGGTAAAACTGATATTGCTATTCACTATCATACAAATTTAAATTATAAATGGGATAAGATTACGCCGGCGCTAGACTTATTAACTAAATTTAAAGAAGTACATATTAGCTTTAGTATTGATGATGTTGGAGACCGTAATACCTACATTAGAAGTTTAAGTGACTGGAATTTAACTATTAACAACTTAAAATTGTTTTTAAGCAACTATAAATTTATTTACCGTATAACTCAGACGGTTAGTGTGTATAATTTTATGTACGTTGAAGAACTAGAAAAGTATTTGGCTGACAATAAAATACGTATTAAAGTAAGTCTAAACCATGTTCAGACTCCAGACTATCTGGCGGCCAATATACTACCTAAGCAGGTGAGACAAGACAAAATTAATTCACTACACGGCGTTATCAGTCAGCGCAATTGGGAAGATCTTTACGGACATTACTATAATCTAGAAGCTAACGGACAATGGGATTACTTTAAATACTTTACTGAAAAAATTGATGCTGTACGTAACGAAGACTTAAATACTATTTTTCCAAAATTATTATGAAATTTATTTTTTTAAAATCAGGCGACTATCTAGAACTAGAGCCTAACAACACACCCATAGCATCTGCTTGGTTTGATAATATTTTTTCAGAAAAAATGAATATGAGCTATTTTGCTAAAGGTAAAGCGTACATAGGAAGCACAAATCAAAATCTGTTTAATCTAAAAAACTCCATTAGAATTGTAAATCAATTTGCTACAGAAAAAAACTTACCACAACTGTTATTTCCTATAATTACAGGCCTCGATCAAACATCAATGAATGCATTACATAAACAATGGGTTAAATGCACTATTGAATTTGTTCATATTGTTCACGGCGACGATATAAAAGAAGAATATCCTACATTTGTGAGTGCATGGCAAAATATTAATACTTACATTCATGCTCTAGAAAATTATTATTCTATATTTTTTAGCAACGATCGAGATACATATTTAGAAAAAATTGATGTAAAGATACGTCCGGAAGATTGCGAATATTCACAACATGATTTAATTTTGTCATTTCAAGACTTAGGTAGACATCAGTTTGATCAATGGCAAACTGGCAGTACTGTAGACGAAGAGACCAGTAATTACAAGAGAATTCCAGCTAGATTTGACTACATATTTCACCCACAGTTGATTAAGGGATTACCGCCTAATCCTGCATACGTAGAGTGGTGTGGAAAAAATAATTTACAAGTATTGCCGCCGTGGATTATTTTGGGAAACTTTAAAAAGAATAGGTGGGAAGTTAAGCAACTTATGCATCAAAACTTATCTCAAGGGTTGGCAGTAGGATTTGAATTATGAAAATATATGTAAATGGTGACAGTTTTACCGCTGGCGACGGATTGGCAGATCCAGAAGTTTTTCCAAATTTGTATCCAGGGCATCATTTTACCGGCAAGACATTATCCCGGGAATGGTGCAATACAAGACATGCATTAATGGATGGAAATCACGAGTTGCACCATCACTGGCGAGTTAATAATCAAAAATATGTTTGGTCTACAATATTGGGAGAGTTAGTTAATACATTGGTAAATGTAGGCGATGTTAGCGTAATTAATGGTGCTGTTGGTGGATCATGTATGTTGGGCATATCAACTAGAACCATTGCCTATCTCGAATCATTAACAAGTCGGGCAGACTTACCGGATTATGTTTTTATAGGGTTAACAAATAGTGGAAGACTAGGATGGTATCACGATGATGTAGAACATCTCGGTAAAATTTTTAACTGGGTTAAATCTTCAATTCCAGGATTTTATTATCGAGGATATGAAAGTAAACATAAAAAATTGTTTGAAACTGTTTGGACGACCCTCAGTGATGAAGAGTTGCTTATCGATTATCTAAAAGAATGTTTACTAATTAAAAACTATGTCAAGCGAAGAATCGGCCGAGATCCTATTTTTTTAAACACCGTAAGTGAATTTTGGCAATACAAAAAACTAGTTGATAACTCTAAAAATCAATGGCTTCGAATGCTTTGGTTTGATCTATTAGAATTTGACAAAATTAATACTCGATGGTTCAATAAGGGAACATTTGGTCAAATGACTGCTTGTGGGCATCTACTTCCAGACGCTCATACCGATTATGCTAAAGATTTAGCAAGAGAACATTTTGGATGGGGGAAAAGTCTAGATGACAGAGATTCTGATTAAGTTAATTATTCTTTAACCAAAGAACATCAGGCAGGAGGAGATGGATTTTGAAATTGCGCTAACAGCCAATCAAAATCATTAATTTTTGCCAATTGATCAGGATTGGCAATATTGGCTATACCATATTGTCTACCAGCTGTTGCTCCCATAATAGCATACTCGCCGAGATGGTTGGTTGATCCAAAATTACACCAGGCATATAATCGATCCTCGGTTTCTTCTTGATACTTAGGATCAATTGGCCTACTTGCTAATTTTACACATTCTCTAAATGCTGATTTCCAAGTGTTAAACGGATCTGTATTAAATGCTGTAATATTACTTACAGTCTGCATTACTTTAAATTTATTACTGATTGACATTGTCATGTCAATGCTAGATTTACCAAGATCCATTTTTTCAGTTAAATTCCTAGGTAGTAGCTTTACACCGCCATACCCATAGGTAAGATTGTTGATAGGATTACGACTTAACCAAACATGTACAATATCTGTATCATGTTTAGGTAATAATAGTTCAAATGCAAAATCATCTTCCACTACAGCATCTCCGTCAACTACCCAGAACATAGGGGTTGTTGCTGTTTTAGCAGCAGCGACGTGTGCTTGATGAATACCTTTTACTCCGTGTATGCGTTTTGCTCTAGGAAATCTTTCAATTAGCTTGGCAAAGTTTTCATCCGCATTAGGTTCGTTATAAGATATAAACACAATATCGTATAGCTTTAACTCACTAGCTACAACGTCATATTCTTTCTTTTCGATCAAATATCGATATTCTACTTCTCTAGCAGAAATAGGTGCTTGCTTAGACAATAGCATGATGCCATTATATTTGTCTTCTTCGATATCTTTATTTTTAAAAACATGATTCATACCACGATCGTAATTGTTTTGATACTGAAATTGTAGATCAAATTTAAAATCCGGCAACGAGTCAACTTCTGGCGGGATCGACCAAAACATGTCTGTACTAGATGTTGCAAGAGCCTGTTCATAATCTTTAAATGTATCAATTATAAATTTATCATAGGGTTTGGATCTGCTGGCTATAATACCATATTCTTTTTTATTGATTAAAAACTTGTGATCTATTTCTTTTTTAGATACTGGCGTATTCTTAGAAAATAATACAACTCCATTAATAAAAGATTCTAGATCATTGCATGTGTTTTTGAATACATGATTTTCATTCTTGTCATACGAATTATGATGACTAAAATGTATAGCAAACACTGTTTCATCTAGTATTTCAACATTTGACCATATACCCCAAAACATATCTGTACTAGATGTTGCAAGAGCCTGTTCATAATCGTTGAACGTATCAATTATAAACTTGTCGTAAGGCTTAGACTGACTTGCCACAACATCATATTCTTTTTTGTTAATTAAAAATTTATGATTAATTTCTTTCTCGGATACCGGTTTATTTTTAGAAAATAATATAATACCGTTAACGAATGACGTTTCATCATTACACAAATTTTTAAATACATGGTTCTCGGCTCTATCATACAAGTCATGATAACTAAAATACATATCAAAAATCGTTTGGTCAACAATATTAACATTTGACCATACGCCCCAAAACATCTCAGTTGTTGAAGTGGTTAATGCTTTTAAATAATCACTATAACTTGTTATTACAATTCTATCATATTTTTTTGGAATACTTGCTACCGTTGGCATTTCTTTTTTATTAACGTAGAATCGATTTTCAAATTCTTTGTGTGTAGGTTCTAAATTTTTAGAAAACAATCCAACACCGTCATAAGATGTATCATTTAACCATACGTGAATGTACTCTTGGTCCCATTCAGGAACTCGATAACTAAAATCAAAATTTTCAACAATTTCTAAATCATCCCACACTATCCAAAATAATTTTGTAAATGCTTTTGTCTTTATATCACTAAAAGATTTTACATTATCAATTTTCTGAGCAGAAGGAAAACGCAAACGAAATTGTTTCCAATCGTGTTCGGAAATAATATTTTTGCTTACGTAAAAAATATCATAAACCATCAGCAGACCTCATATATGTGTTTGTTAGTTTAATTGTTTCTTCATATAGATCTAATGTGTATTTGCTTTGTGTAGCATCAAGAAATGGATAATCAAATCCCAGTTCTAATTTGATTTTTTCACCTAATGATTTAATTTCTTCCGTTAGGCCAGTGCCGTCTACTTCTTCAAAAGGTCGACCATACTGGTTCCATATACCTTTAAGAATTTCAAAGTCTCTAACCTCTACGTAATCCCATTCAGTGCAATTTGCCAACCATGTGCCTAATCTTGCACCGTAGACTGCATAAAGACCGTTTTCTTCATGAGCGCCAACTGTAGACCACATGCGTAATCTATGTAAATTATGCCACCAAATACGTTCTTGAATTTCATCAGGTGAAATTTTGACTCCATCAAGCAAGGTCATTTTTACACCTTCGCGGAATCCTGCTCTCCATGCTTGGAAAGGACTTCCGGTAATATCAGTGTCGCTATAACATTCTTTAAATTGACGGTAGCCGTCTTCCCAACAGAAGTCAACTTGAGCGCGATCGCTATCGCTAGCTTCGTGAGTTTTCATGTTGAGAATAAAATCTCGTTTCCATATTTTAAGACCGCCGTTCCCGTAGAGTAAACCGTTAAGCCTATTTCTTCCTAACCAGCTGTATACTTGTATTTTGGGATTGCTGATGTCAATGTCTAAATTAAAAAATTTAGAATCTACAATATTATCAGCATCGACTGTGATTATCCAATCAGTTTCACTTACTTCAGCAGCACGTTTATGAGCAGCATCACTACCTTTAACACCGTGAACTCGTTTGGCCCAAGGTATTTTATTACACAAATCTGCATAATGCATATCTGCGTTAGGCTCGTCATAACTTAAAAATACGATGTCTAATTCTACTGTTTTCATTTTGTCTCAAAAATATATTTGTCAAAAATTCTACGTGTATAAACACTAAATCTATTTGGCAAATCTAGTGTAAATGATTTTGTGATTTCTGTAATGTCGCCGGCTCTAATACTTAACATATGAAGAAGAACATTGGGATCATTATAATCAGTGACTAAAAATACCATTTCAGTCTCGCCGTCCCAAATGATGTTTTTTGAGTATTTGTCGCTCATTGAAAAAGTCAATGACTTATTTTCTTTATTGTAAGATATCATAACATCGGGATCTGTTATTGTTGACCATTTTTTATCAATAACTCTGTGTAATACATCATCTATTTTTATTAGACTGTGCGTAGAAAATTTACTTATTTTAACAAGTTTTTTTGTAGGAAGATCTACTCGATAAGAAAATATATTTTCTTCTCCTGACGCTATCGAATCAGCAACTTCTTCATCAATTTTTATTTTGTTGAGAAAATCTTGAGAGGCATGAGCAGGATAAACTCCTAAAAGTGAACCATCATCTTCATTGAATTTTACAAAATATTCTACTTGATTGACTGGTAGTTTAATCCATTCATCGAAGTCCATTAATTTTTGTTCCATGCTATCTCCTCTAACATGCTAACTATTTCATCTGTTATTAAATCTTTTTCAACATAATGAACAATATCATACTGTTGATAATTTCCTATTTTTAAATTTCCATGCATATTGAAATAAAAGCCGGCATGTTCAGTGACTCTTTCAGCAGCCCATGGCCAATTTTGTATCATAGGTTTTAGATGTACAAGTTTAGGAAAGTCTAAATCATGTGCAATATCGTCGGCTATATCTAAAATTTTTGCTGCAAGGCCAAATGCTTCGTCAGTACCAACTACTTTAGGACGAAAATCCGACATGTATAAATTTTTAAATTCGATAGGATTTTTTAAAATAAATCTACCTAATTCAAAAAACTCTGTTGCAATATCGGTGTTCTTTTTAAAAAAGGTAAACATTGAATACAGGCTTGGAATTTTATTTTTTGTAAATGCTTTTCTATAAAAGTCACTGGTAATTTCTTCGCCTCTATAGGTATAGGCTTTGCTAGCAACATATAATTCTTTGTGTTTTACAAAATAATCAATCCAATGACTATAATCTCTTAAAAATAACATGTCTGCATCAAGACATACTGTATTTTCAAAAGGAGATAATTGGTCCATCCAACTGCGGCCATCCCAATGGGTTTCTTTGTCCCATTTAATTACATGATCAAAGACCCACGGGCTTTTTAGATTTTTAATCAGCTCAGGATTATCTATTACTAGAGCAACTTTATCATAGCCTGGCTTTTGAGTATTCTTAATACTTAATGCTAATGCATAAGCCAGTTTGAGATAATCAACTTCTTTATTAGATGAAACAACTATTAGATAACCAAAGTTCATATTAATTCCAATAATTTTTCTTTGTTTCTAATAATACTTTGTTTATTCATAACATGAACATCAGACCCTTGTGTAGTTGTGGCCCAAAAATCTCCGCAATTCAGTGGTTTATCGATTAAAAATATTAATTGATCCCCATCTACATCATGTAAAATGTCTTTGTCAAATACTGTTAGAATAGGAGGCAAACTATAAACAAATTCAGTTTCATATCCATTCATAATATGTTTGGCAATACTGAAAGATATATCATTCCTATATTGTTTAGGATTAAATCTAAACAAGTCTGCGTAATATCGATAGTTGTCTTTTATATAATCTACTAATTTAAAAAAGAATCTGCTTTCTTCATTTTTTGTAAACATCACAGTTGTGGCCCAGAACATATGGATTCCAGTTTCACTAACTCGTTGATCTAATATTCCGCTACGCTCTCCTGTTATATCATTCATAGAATGCCCTAACATTACACTGGCATCGGTATCCCAGTATTCGTTTAATTGATTAGAAAAAATTAAATAATCGCTATCAATTAATAAAGTTTGATCGTACGGACTTAGGTCCCAAACTGAAAATCTGTTGGAATTTACAAACGGAATAGTTTTACTGTAAAAGCCATCATGCAAAGTTCTTGTATTTTTAGTTCTAGGTTTTTCAATTTCGATAATTTTATCAAATATCGATTCTGCCTTTGAATACATTCCAGATTCTTTTAACCAAGCAATAGTCCACTGATCTGTTATCAGACTAACCGGCAACCCTAGATGTTTTTTTGCTAGGCCTCCAGAAATTATGCCCATTATTCCATAATCTACTTCGGGGCCGTTATGAGCAAAAATTAATACGCCTTTGGTCATATTTTCAATAATTTTTCTACTGTTCTACTAGATTTAATTTTTTCGTATTCTTCGTGATATTCATACGTTGCTGAGAAATATCTATCTAGAATTTCATCTTGAAATTGTTGTAGGTCTGAAATTAAGATTGGGTTTTCATTTTGATCAATTAGAGGGACATTTTCTGTTCTACCTTGATCTATCAGCATTTGAACAAATACTAATAATGTTCTATCAATTTTAAATACTCCGCCAGAATTACCATAGGTTAACTTACCTTCAATTCTTTCTCTAAGGGTTTTTCGTTGTATTGCTAGAGTTTGTCTATAATTAGAAAAGTCTAAGGCAGCTTTTAGCCGGTCGTCCATGGTATCTCCTATAAAACACGCATATTATTTATGCAATGTTTTATCGGGGATTAAAAATTATGAACCAGAAATTGCGCCTACTGATGTAGAAGTTGGGCCTATAATGGTAAACGTTCCGCTTGGCTGTAAGAATCCCGATGGGCGAACTTGATCAACTGTTAGTGTAAGTGTACCGTCTACTAAATCTCCTGGTCCAATGAATGCATTAGGATCTGTATATGCATCTAACCAAGTTATTCTAAAATTAACAATGTTTGCTGTTCCTAGTGTATTACTAGAAACATTACATGAGGCTTCTAGTCTCCATTTGTTATTAGAATAAGCCGAACTACCTGAAACTTCAGCAAATGTTTGATACCCGTTGGTTAGTGAAAAGAAATGTACTCCGGTAGGTGTTCCTGAAAATATTTGTGTTCCTGCACCACTTAATAAATTACTCCACGACGTATTTTGTGCTTCTCCATTACCACCGGTTCTAGAACTAGCAAATCGAATTTTTCCTCCAGCATTAAAGAAAAATCTTGCTTGTTCGGCTGTGGCAAATGTAATCGATGTCGTTGAACTAACTGATTGATACCAGGAAGAAGTAAACGATGTAGTATTAATTGCTTCAGTTACAAATTGCCCTGTTCCTAAGTCAAATCGGTTTATAGTTGCTTGGTCAGCTATTGTATCGTATTGAAAGTTAGGCTGACTTGCTCCGTATCTAATCACGTCTCCGACAAAAACCGTAGTCAACGATGGAGCTGACCCCGTTTGGTGTAACACTGCATTATAGATGTCATATCGTAGGGCGTCCCACTGATTTTTTGTCACTGAATTGCCTGCTGAAATTAACGAGCTAAATGTTGTCTGTCCGTAGCCAAAGTTTCCTGCACCTATTGCCATGACATTTTGAATTTTGGTTCTGATTGTGTTATAATCAGTTGCGGAGATGAAATCACCTATTGCCATAATTTATCCTTATAGTACCACTGCTTCAATTAATTTGATTCCAGCATCATCGCTAGATTCTAATGCTACGGCAAAAACATCTAAACGATCAGCAGCTACTTGAGCAACTCCATTATTGCCTGCTACAAAACGGTCACCTTTTTTAACTTTACCAATTACTTTAACAGGAACTCGACCTTTAAGAGCTATATATGTTCCGCCTTCTAAATCTTTATTCATCATAAAAGCTGGGTTTTCACTTACTACACCTATAGCTAACTCACCGTAGCTAGATGCTGTAACTTCTGCGTTTCCGCCAACTACAACTACTGTGCCAACTTCGTATTCTGTATCAGCAAGATATTTTTCTGCCAGGTCAGCGTATTGCGCTGCTGTTGCAGTTCCGTCAAAGGTATTTGCCAGTAAGTTTCCAGATCCGTCTCTGGCTGCAATAGTGTTTGCAGTCTTTGTTGTTTTTGCAGATCGATAGTTTACATCTGTATCAACTGCTGCATCATCAATTTTTAACCTGTTTGATTGATCAGTTGTTCCAATAAATCTAGTTGCAGTTATGTTGGCGCTGCTGTCTCGAAGAACAACCGAAGTTGCTACTGCACCTTGTTCACCTATAAGACTGTTTAGTGTCAGAGCATTAGTAGATGTTCCAGTCACAGAACCAATAACGTTGCCTGTTAGTGTACCGGTGAAACTTCCTGTGAATGTTTTACTGATAGCGGCAAACGCTACCGAATTATCGTCTGCTAAAATATTACCTTTATGTACTCCGGTTGAATTACCAGTCACATTTCCTGTCAATGCTCCGGTAAACGCTGTTGAATATACATTTGCCCACTTGGAAGATGTTGATCCGAGAGTAAAAAAGTTGTCTGTTCCTGGAACCAGGCCTGTGGGAGAAATAATACCAACGTTTCTTAAATCGCTATCAGTTACTCTAATTCGTAGCGTAATTGTGTTGCCTAATCGATTTTCAATTACCGGTTCATCACCATTTTCAACTCGTATTCTTAAATCATTTTGATCGCCAATAGTAAGGCCAGCATCTTTAAAAGAAATTTCATTGTCAAATGCTACTTCTCCTAATCTAATATATTCAGAAGCAGGATATCCACCTAATCTTGCAGAATTACTTGCTGTGCCCCAGAAGTAATGATCTGTAGCAGTGACTCCTGTTGTACCATTGGTATTGACTAAGTTAACACCTTTCTTAATTACAGTAAATCCTGTAATAGGATTAATTGTGCTGTTTAAGGTAAATGCGTCTTTACTGACAATGGAAATTACATCACCGCCAGACTGGAATTTAACTATGGTATGATTGTTTCCAATGTTATCCTTGACCACTTGAGCCGATACTGCCGAAGCACCTAAATCGGGCTGTGTTTCTGGCCCAATCAATACAAATTCTGTGCCGTTCCATGCGTACAGTTGTTCAGCACTTGTATCGAACCAAAAATCTCCGGCTTGTAATCCAGAAGGAGCGGTAGGCCCAATTTCGGCGCCGCTGGCTGTTCTAAATCTAGTTCCGTCATAAAAGCGTAATTTTTTATTACCGCTGTCATACCAAATTTGTCCAGTCACTCTCTTAGGAGGTGCGCTGGTATTTGCAAAATTTTCTAATAAATGTAAGAAATTTTCGTTCTGTACTTCGCCGTAGCCAGCGTAATTTTTACCTACAAAACGTAAATCAGTGGTGGTATCAATGGTGCCATCGTCAACAGAGACTAAGAATGTTCCATTAAATTTGTCTACTTGATATGCCATTGATTAACTCCGTTGTAATTATTATTTATCGTAAATATAGCCATTTAAACTCTGCCTACTGCTACTTCTATAACGCCACTTACACCGTCAAAATCATCTAGAGCCTTACCTATAATTGTACCTATTTGTGGATTAGTTGCTTTTTTAGCATATCCGCTGCCTGCACTCGTTAGCATATCACCTTTATGTATTTTACCTTTAACTTTACAAGGTGCTCTACCCTGTAGTGCAATAGCTGTTACATGTGTACCAACACATTCGCTGTTCATTAAGTATGCAGGATCAGTTGATACAACGCCCGCTAATCTGTTTGTGCTGTCTTCTGCTAGAGTGACTTCAAATTTGCCGCCAAATTCAAGCACTGTTCCGGGTTCATATTCTTGATCTGCTACATATTTTTCTGCTAGATCGGCATATTGTGCGGTAGTTGCAATTCCCACAAATAGGTTAGCATAAACTCTATTCCATTTTGTTGTAGATATACCTAAATTTATAGCACTATCAGTTTTTGGTATTAGTGCTGGAGCATTAAGACCACCGGCAGCAAGTGCTGTTGACGAATTAATTAACTTTATTATTGCTACTGCATTTAACTGGGATGGATCAAGGACGCTGATATTAAGACCGGCATTTCTAGAATATAATGTTGGGATAGTTTCTGTATCTAAAAATATTCGTAGAGGAGCTGATCCAATAGAGGGGCCGCCAAGTGTTAGACCAGCAGTTCCGTTGATATCCAAACTATCTAGTGTACTAACCCTGGTTAGATTAGAATCTATTACATTTGCTGCTAGAGTAGTTCCTGTAAGAGTATTTGCATTTGCAGGAACAGTTATGTTTTCAGTGCCGTTAAACGATATACCGTTTATTGTTCTTGCTGTTTCTAATGTGGTTGCACTAAATGAATTTCCAGATAGTGTTGCTCCTACAAATTCGTTAGCTTCTACTCTATTAAAATAGCTAGTGCCTACAGAATTAATATTACCTGTTACACTTCCTACTAGGTTAGCTGTGATTGTGCCTGCGGAAAAATCTCCTGCACTGTCTCTAACAACAACTTTACCAATAACATTAGAAGAACTAGCATCAACTGACCATGTTGTTGCTGTCGAACCGTCAAAGTTTGCACCTGTTAAATAAGTGCCTCTTGTTAAAATATTTGTAGTACTAGATTTAATTACAACATTATTTTGGCCGTCAAAAAATACTCCATTGATCATTTTACCTGGAGATAGTCTGCTAGCTGTTTGAGCATTCCCTGTTAATTCTCCAATAATTGGCCTAGTTGTTGAAAGATTTATTCCGGCCTGTAAGATTGCAAATCCGTTAATAGCATCTGTCACATCTATAGTGAATGCATCATTGGTACAAACAGCTAATACTACACCGTCTACAATCAGTTTTACTGCGGCGTGAATTGCACCGTTGCTGTCTAAAATTGTAGTAGATAAAATTTTTGTTGTGCCGAACCCCTCAACTGCCTCAGGCCCTATTAATTTCCAAAATCCTGAATCAAATACAAAAAGTTGGTCCGTACTATCTTTATACCAAATACCACCATCAAATCCTTCAGGTTCAGTATTACTAGTAATTGCAGATCCAACGGGTGTCCAGGCGGTACCGTTATATACATTAAGAACTCCGACATCAGTATTATACCATGTTTGTCCTGTTATTGGTCTAGAAGGGGGATTATCGTTGGCAAAATTTTCTAACAGGAACAAAAAATTTTCATTTTGAGTTTCGCCGTAGCCGACATAGTTTCTACCCACTAATCCTAGACTGGTAGAAGTATCTAGTGTACCATCTTCTAGTACCACTAATTGTCCGCCACTAAACTTGTTTATGATATATGCCATTTATCGCTCCATTACATATTTAACTATTAAGATACAAATACCCATGCGCCTGTTATAATCTGAAAAGTTTTAACTGTTCTAGAAACTACCAACCCTGGCGCTGCAATTGTTGCCGTTGTAAAACTAACGTTGTTTAAACCAAAGGCAGTTCCTGTTGGTGTGACAAATTCAGTTGCTGAAGTTGATAACAATGGATTTATGTCTAAATTAGTTGTTCCGTTAACCAAGAACGAACACACAACCCTAGCAATTGTTCCGTTATTGTATTCAACAACAGGTGCAATTTGTTCTAATAATGATGCTATACCTGCATTAGAAATACCGTCTGAAATATCTAGACTAAGCACAATGTTTCTAGATCTGATTGTGTTATCAACATAATTTTTAGTTGCTGCATCTGTACTTAATGTAGGGTCTGCAACAGCTTTAATTCTTTTACTACCTAAGTTTAGACCCCCGGTGCCGTTTATGATCAATGATAAATCGGTATTTGATGCTGTTACCTGTATAGCTGCATCATTAAGATATAGACTATCTACAGATAATTGTGTCTGTACACCAAAGCTAGTAACTCCAGGAATACTGGTAATTCCTGCACCTAACGAAGTTCCTGACAATACAGTGACTCCGTTAATTTTAAATTCTTTACCTGATGCAAGATTAATATGTTCCGAGCTTGTCCAGGCTTGACTGGCCAGTGCTGGTAGTGCATCATTATAGCCTCCAGCACTAGCTTCTATCGTTGAAGATTGAGCTGCCTGGCCAACGTCATGCCATAAAAATATATGGCTTGATGCTCCTTGCAAAATTACACCACCTGTTGCGGCATTTGCATTTGTGGGAACTATTCCTGTTTGTTTGGCCAGTACTATATTTTTATCTTCAATTGTGACTGTGCTGGTGTTGACTGTGACTAAGTTTCCGTTTACCGTTAAATTTCCTTCAACCGTTAAACTTCCGCCTATTAGTGTTTCACTTGTAGGATATCCGGTATATAAATTTATACGCCTAGCATCTGCTTCTATCATTATTGCTTCTTCGGCAATAACATCTCGTCTAACATTAATTACTGTCCGTTTGTTTGAAGCAATATTAGCAATAATTAAATTACCATCTTGAACTTGAAACTGGCCTTGATTAGCGTCACCGATAATTAAACCTAGATTAGAAGAAATAATAATTTGCCCGTTAACAATGTTTGAAGTATCGTTTCTTACATAAAGGCTTGCAGGTTGTCCGCCAAGTTTTTCACTATTAGTCACAGTGACATTAAACTTTAATCCGGTCAATGTTCCTGCATTAAATCCCGGTATAATACTGCCGCTAAATCCATCAATTGGCAATTTAGGTGTAAACGTATCTTTTGAAAAAATTCCTAACAATACTCCATTGGTATACAAATAGGTAATCACTCGACTTTGATTTAGTGAATCTAAAATATTTGAAACTCGTAGCCCGCTTACTCCTTGACTTACTGAATATGCAGGACCTAACAAAATAGTACTTGTGCCATCAAAGAAATATAATTGTTTGTCTATATCATTAAACCATAAATCACCAACACCTAGTGTTAACGGTTGTTGAGTTGAAATAGTAGCCGAGCTAACCGGGACAAATCCTGTTCCGTTATAGACTTTTAGTTTTAATTCGCTAACATCAAACCAAATTTGTCCTCTGACAGGGTTAAGTGGTTGCGAAGAGCTAGAAAAATTTTCTAAAATTTTAATAAAATTTTCATTTATTGCTTCGCCAAATCCGCTATAATTTTTTCCAATTAGTGTAATATCAGTAGATAATTCATCTAGCTGACCGTCTGCTACTGTGGCTAAAATTGTTCCATCGGTTTTGTTTATTGTATATGCCATTTTTCTTTACCTTAGAATGCTGGTGGGCCAGAATGAATAATATAGTTTAGTGTTAAAAATGGATTCATAACACTAAACTCCTGACCCAAAGTACCTGCTGTTTTAATACCGCCTGAACTAGGAATGTATTGACTCTGTCCCACTGTTGTTGGACCTTTTTCTGAGAAAGATCCAGTATCACTAGGAATAGCACTATCAACTCTTGTGGCAAAGTATTGCTGGCCAGTTGATCCTTTCATATTGTGTTCATGATCCGGGAGGTTGGCTATTGTTAAACTGTTAGCACTCTGCCCGCTGCTATCGCCTAGGTTATCCGGCGCTGTTCCAGAAACTCGATCAACATTACCGCCTCCGGCATCAATATATCCGCCTGTGTTGTTAGGCACAGTGAAGGCGTTATCCATATTATCTTTGCCAAGTGGAAACCTACCTCTAAGATCAGGAACCTTAAAAGTATTAACACCATTTAGAGGCGTTAGTCCGTTAAATGTTGTACCAACAACGTCAAACAAGCTACTATATTTGGTTCTTTCAAGTTCGCTGCCATCACATAGAATATATCCGTACGGTGCTTCGGATCCTGCATAGGGCAATATTGCGCCAATAGGCACAGCAAGATCTGCAACAAATACATCTCTGGTTTCTCTTATCAAACCAACGCTAGGACGATAAACTAATATATTGTCTGTTTTTATAGAAATATTAGGAAATGGTTCATCTTTACTACTGATTAACCCCGACGTCAATGTTGTTGTAAATGTCTTTGTATTACCGCCTACTTGACCATCAAACTGTATGCTAGGAGCTGTGACATCTCCCTCTATTTTAAAAGTTGTGGAAAATTTTAAATTAGTAGCAGTTGATGCATTTCCTACAATATTTCCGGTTAACACTCCCTCGATAGTTTCAGCAATTAAGGTTTTTGTTCTAACAGTGTTCCATCGTTTTAAAGATGTTCCACTATCATAAAGATCAGTAGTAGCTGGTTGAACGTTGTCAAATTCACTTATTCCAATAACTTTGAGTCCGTCGCCTATTAATAGATTTTTTGCAATGGCCGCTCCACCGGCTGTCCTAAATGTTCCATTGTTAAAATTTGAACTAGGTGTGGTATTGGTTAATATTAAAGAACCGTTTGTTTTAATGTTTCCATCTACATGCAATGCTTCGTCTGGCGATAATACATTAATTCCTACAGTATTTTCAATTACTCGAAATATAGTTGCAGGAATACCGTCTCTGTTTATCTGTAGGTCAATACTGCTACCAGCTGTTGAATTATAAATTTTAGAAGATACATCAGATGTTGATAAACTAAATGTTCCGTCAACTCCTAGGGTGATACCTTGATTATTTCTAACATTAATACCAAACTCAGTAGTATTAATCACATCTGATCTTAAAAATTTACCAGCTGGAATTTCTACATTAGAAATCACCAATGCTTCAGCGGCAGTTGTTAATCCATAAATTTTAGTATCGAATCCGCCAAGGCCGATATTGTTTTCTGTAATATTAAGACCAGACTTAATTGTTATAAATCCAGAAATAGCTATTTTAGGTGTAAAGCTATCTTTACTAAAAATAATAATCGGAATATCTTCAATGTAAAATATTAAAACTACTCTAGAAATATTATCAGAATCTGTAATAGATTCTACAAGCGGGCCACTGCGTAGGCCTGTTGAAAAATTAGGCCCCACTAAAATCCAACGTGTTCCCGAATAAACATAAAGCTGTTGGTTAGTGGTATCGACCCATAATTCACCAACTTTTGATTGTTCAGTTTGCGGTTCAACTCCACTCTTTTGAATATTGCTGGCTGCTTTCCATGTAGTGCTATCCCATATTTGTAATACACCGTCGGCAGTATTATACCATAATTGACCTTCAACTGGGTTGGAAGGCTGTGTCTCTTTGGCAAAATTTTCTAATAATGCAAGGAAATTCTCTGCAATAGTCTGGCCGTATCCTGTTACGTTTCTACCGGGAAATGTTAAACTGGTGTCTGTACTAGAAGTGTTATCGTATACCGTGATTGGTAGTTTATTATCTTTATCTGTAAAATTAACAATATATGGCATCTTTATACCTCAGTAAAACTGGTTAAACTCTGAATACGTATTGTGTAGTCAACTTGCAGTAATCGGTTTAAAGATTTTTGCACAGGGTGGAATATAACATGAGTTAATAATTTGCCAGCACCTAAAGGACTATAAGACACCAACCCTAATTCATCAAACACAAAGTTGCCACTCATATCTTGACTGTTATCAAATGCTTCTTGGCCGTCGGGCTCGCCATAATCTAATATGCAGCTGATAATAATATCGCTATAGGTTGCTCCGCTAACATGCCTAATTTCCATTTTGTTTCTAATAGGGTCTGCATTTTCAACAGCAGTTTGATCGATTACCTTACTGAATGTTTGATTGTACAAACTGGTATTGATCCCTACTGTATTCGGTGTAAGGTACGTTATAAGTCCTGTAGGATCAACGTTGGTGCCGCCATTGCCGAACACCATTTGATATAGTGTTCCTTGGCCTTGATTACTAAGGCTATTAACCATTGCGACACTCATGTTTTCATAATGAATAGCATTTCTTTTGTCGATTAAAATCTCTCCGCTCTTAGGATCAAAGATTTTTATGTGGCCTTCAAAGTGAAATCCACCTGTTTCATTTGGCGTTTTTTCAGGATTAGTTAACATATTGTTTTCTGGTTGAGTATTCATAGTAGTATTTATTCGGGCAGTTCAGAGGTCATTGCAGCTATGAATTCTGCAATAGGAGTATTATTAGATAACAATGTAATACCTTTGCTAGCTGCAAAATCACTTCTTTCATACCAAATTCTTCCCAATTTCCTTATAATTGTTATTTTTGCGCCAGCATCTACAGGCGCCGTTAATCTAATATACGGTGTTGTACCGTTTACTGAAAACTCGGCTTCTAGTATTTCATCTGCAGTAGGGCTGCTGGCTCCATTATTTTCAACATATACATCTATTGGATTTTTACGTAATCGTTTACCTGAAATAAAAACTTCAATTTCGTCGCAGGGACCGTACTCGGTAGGTATTGAGTTTCGATACCAATTTGATCTAGTAGACTGCCTTGGAGTAAAATCTAATGGCCCTATTAGAATAGTGCTACCATCACTAACAAAATTAGATTTTTCTTGATTTTCAGTGTAGGGAACAGTTTCAGTTGCGCCGGCATTTATAACAAAACTGCCTAGGGGATGAACTGTTGCTATTCCGGTGCCAAAGCACCCTCGGCGTAGTTGAGATAATATGTTCCCATTTTTTTCAAAATAGTCAATTCTTTCATTGTTGATAATAACCACTCCTGGAATTCTTCTACTAGGGATAGGTTCCGATAATAGTGTAGCATCAGTGACTTCTAATTCAGTGTCGTAATATTTTAATTCTTTAGACAGTTTGACCTTGATATTTCTAGAATGTCTCTTAAAGTGATAATTGTTTAACATGTCTTTAAAGATTTCAAATGCTCTGGTCTTAGCATATATCACACTACTAAATTGAACTATTTTTATAAGATCAGTATCGACAGTGTTTTCTGTTAGATATATTACTGACCTAGCTAGAGATAGCGAATAGTCGGCATCCTTGGTTAAACGTTGCCCGTTTTTATATACCCATACGTAATTTTCATCTAGGGGCTGTCTTGGCAATTGATACTGTAATTTTCCTCCAGTATATTCATCCGAAGTCATATTCATTGTTGGGTATTCGCTGAACCAAATTATTTGTATATCATCGTTTATGGCTAAGTCAACGTTTGCGGCAATAACAATATTATTATCAACTACAGAATATTGTGCTCTAACATTGGTTTCTACTCTAATAACATCTCCTAGAGTTAGATTTTCTGTTGGAATGTTAATTAAATTTGCATTTCCGTCGTAGGTAAAATCAATAACAAACTGTTGTAATACTTCATTGACATAGACTTTGATACCGCCCGAGGTAATTGTTCCGATAGTTTCTGCAGGATCAACCCCCACTGTAATATTATTATTTGTGCCATCATACTCTAGATAGGTAGTATCTACACCTTGTAAATAACGTCCATTTACATTTATTAATACAGATGCAATTGCTGACGATCTTTGTAGGTTAACAAACTGATCAACTGGGATGGTTCTTGTACTTCCATCAAATGGTAGTGTCTGTTGATTTATACGCACAAACGAAAGATTGTTAGAATTTGAATATTCGGAAGCTTCAAAACAAACAATTTTTATTACTTGTCTGTATGCCGGCATTAGACCAAATTGAACTATGGTTTTATTTTCAACATTGATAAAATTAGAACTATTTGCAAATCCAGTATCAATTTCTACCCCATCAAGTGTCACTAGTACTGTTGATGTCTGTTGATATGTTGCCTTGGTCAAAAATAAATTTGTTTCTCCATCAGCTACAAATTCTTGATAGTCAAGAATTCCGATACCGCCAATACCAACTGATATAATTTCAATTACACTACTTGCTATTGGCGCAACATTAAATTCAATCTTATTTTCGATGAAATCTATAGTATAGTTGATAGTGCTATCGCCTATATATTCTTGTTTAATTTTATTGACATATACAGTGACCGCTTTTGATTCTACAATTGTTAAACCAATATCAAATCTACGAGTTGTCCCATCGCCTATAAACCCTTTGTGTTGCAATGGAGCAGCGCCCGGGTTAGTTTTATTGAAAACTTTTATACTTACACTATCCAATATCTGACCAGGTACGTTTTCTTCTGGTGCTGGCACATGATCTGGACTTACAAATTTTTCACCATCTATAACAATTTCTTCCGGTGTCATTCCAGCTGCCGTGACATATGCGCCGCCTATATTAGCCAATGTACCACCGCTGATTCTGGTATCTAATAAATTTACATCGCTAATAACTACCGATCCGTCACTGTCTAGTTTCCTAAAGATCAGTGTATCCCCGGGTTGTGTGCTTAGATATCTATGTATTTCTATTATTTTTGTAGATCCGTCTCCAATGAAAGTAGGCATTTCAGCATTACGATTAGTAGCGGAACTAGAATCCCAATTTGAAGTATATGCTGGATCGTCTATTCTTATAGGACGGTTAGTTCCTGATCTTTGAATATAAATTGATATAGGTTGATTATTTTCCGGTGTATAGGGTAAAGAAACAAAAGTAGTACTGCCGTCTGCAACATAATAAAAATCATTGCTAGATTCAACACTATCCCAACTGTCGGTAAACCACGGTAACGCATCCCAGCCTCCTGTTACATCGAATGTAGTGCCTTGAACTTGTACTCCGCCAAAATCTATTCCGGTCATCAACTGGTTTAAATCTGTACCTTTCATACCAATTGAAGGTGCATAGTATTTGTTAATTCTATCAACGCTGTCTAATAATTTGTCATTTTTTTCATAGGTAATTGTGATAGTATCGCCTTTTAGAGGAGGAATGTGGAATTTTAGCTTGCCTTTTATTAAACTGTATGTATCAACTGCCGAAGTATATAAATTTAGTTCGTAGGCTGTGGTTAATACTGTTTGATTGTTTTTTGTTACAGTTATTTTATTCTTGTCTCTTGACGGGGCATATGTCAAATCAAACATTGAACTAAATCCAGTTGCTGTAAACGTTTGATTTTGCAGCATTGACTGATAGGTTCCATTTTTATTTGTTCGATCAAACTTCATAGTTATGTCAAATGATCTCACTTTACTGTCACCTAAAATTGCCACAGCTTTTGCAGTATTAATCGAGGCTCCGTTTCCGCCTACTAAGCTCACCCTAGGTATACCAGTATATCCTGTACCGGCAGAAATTACTCGAATGTTTGAAACTTTGCCGTTAGAAATATAAGCCTGTGCTACTGCTCCGGTTCCTGTTCCTTGGACCAGTACCGACGGGGGAGATGTATAATCTGCTCCAGAATTAGAAACAACAATAGATACTATTGAATATCCGTTATTATCTGCCCACCACTTCCAGGGGTACTCGTCAAATCTGTTGTAAAATTGATTTATAGGAAGTATCTTTCCATCTCTAGCCGAATAGGCTGGGGGTAGATCAAAGTCAGTAGTAGGAGTCGGTGAAGATTCAAAATTTGTATATCTACTGGTATACTCTCTAATACTTGTTCTATAGGGTTTAACTTCTTCTATATATTTTTGGAAGCTTTCTAGATTGTCATTTTTGTAATTTGGTCGTTGTTCCAACAAGCCAACATTATGTATTGCATTTAAGAAACTGGTTTTAAATGCCCAATCAATATACGTCTGTTCAGAGAAAGCATACTTTACCGACGAGAAAAACAACTTGTTCCATTCTACTTTTAAGTCGTCAATAAAGATATTTTCTTTTGCTGCTTGTAAAATAATTCTTAATTCTTTTGTAGGCTGCAAGTCATATAGAGCAGCATCATACGATCCCACATTATCATATCCTAAACTATTAACCAGTTGATTGTATAGAATATCTTTTATCTTTATTGTACCAAACTGACGTCCTACTAAATTGTAATTGTCTAATAGATTACCTAATCCTTGTTCAGTTTTTTCTAATATTGCCCAGCCACCGCTTGAATATTCTTTAATTCTAATTAGGTCTCCTACCTGAACTTCAATGGAAGGTTCTTGATAACTGTTAACAATTTCTTTAATAATTCTAGAAGATTGTGAATAACCATCAGCCCACCAATCTATGAGTTCCCAATAGATTGTGGTGTCATAACCTTGAGATTTACTGCGATAGAAAATCTTACGTTGTTGATCCCAAGCATATATGCTCCAAAATCCCGACGCAGTAGAGTCACTAGCTATTAGCACTGAGAACGGTCGAATCTTTACTACCGCAGTTGTGTACTTTCTTCCCTTGGATGTTATGGTTATAGAGTTTACTTTTCCTTGAGAATTTAAAGTGATGATTGCTTTGGCGCCAACCCCATCGCCTTCAATTTCTATATACGGAACAGTTCTGTATCCAAATCCTGGATCTGTAATATCAATAGTATCAATTTCACCATTGATAATATTTGTTGTAAACACTGCTTGTCGAATTTTTACAGTTCCCACTTGCTCTAGATCTATATTAGTATCTATCTTAATATCATACTGATTTAATTCTTCGCTAGGAATAGGATCTAACTTATCTAAGTTTTCAAAATTAATTAAATCTGTAAACGGTCTAGTTGATAAAATAGCATTG